GTTTGGCTTTTTTATCACATCCTACACCACGACATCCACCCTTTCCACCTAAACCTTGCTGTCTACGTTTGAAATCATCTTCGTCTTTTGCACCAACTACTTCTCTGTTTGGGTTATAATCATCATTTTTTTTCTTTTTATCTTTCTTAGGCTCTCCAAGTCTTGCGTCTGCATTAGGAACTTTATCATGCTCTACTGGTTGCTCGTCACACTGACAATTACTATGTTTTGGTTGTGGTAGCCCCTGACCTTGCCAGTTAGCTCTTCCACCTTCTTGGTTATACATACTATGTAAATCACCGTTTGCATTTGAATGATCACCATGATTACAATTACAAGTCTTACCCTCTTCTGGTGCTGATACTGCCATTACTGCTTTCATTTCATCTCTTTGTGATTCAGAAAGCCTATGAGGATCATTTGCTTCCATATGCCTTCTTGTTGCATCGTGCTCTAGAATTTTTTTATGACATTCTGGACATACTTTTATCTTTCCTACATCTCCAGTATCTAACGAAACGGTTAGTGGTATTTTTCCTTCTGCTTTACAGCCTACTCCAGAACATTCTGCTTTTAATGCTTTTTTAGGTCTTCCTTTACCCCAACTTCGTAATTTTTTAGGCTTTCCAGATTCTAATGAGTTACGAAGATTGTGTATTTGATCTTTATGTTCACCACCCCTAGAGTGTGCTGTATACATTTTTACCTCGTTTTCATGTTCTTTAGTACCACTATTTGCAAAATATCTTTGTAGCCACTTACCAAATGACTCTGGACTTGGCGTATGTATTTCACCACAATCGTTACAAGGTTTTTTATGAGCATCATCAAATTTACAATATGGACATTCATTATCAATATCACTTGAGCTTATGTGCTCGATTTTAGTTACTGTAGTCATAAGTACCATCTCCTAGTTTTGCCTGCATTTTACGTTTAGGGGGAGTTTGGGTTCTAATATTAAATGCTGCACCCTGATTAGAGGTGTTTGGGTCTACCATTGCCCCTGAGCCTACTTTTGTCAGTTTTTTTTTTCTTGGTCTTCCTGCTTGTCTCTTTGGTCTTATGAATGAAAGTATATCTTCATCTGTTTCCTTGCCACCTAAAGGCTCGTAAACTTCCATATCTCTTGTTATATCTTTAATTTTTGCCTGTATTGCAGTAAATGATTTACCAAATGTGCTAGTCATACCCTCAGTAATTTTTTTATCCTGTATTTGTTTTCTGAATTTTGGATTAAAAACTTCATTGTGACCTGATAATAACCTATGATATTCTCTTGGATAATTAGTATGAATATTTTGTAGATCTGTACTACCAATATCACCTTCTTTTATACCTAATTGTTGTAATTTACAAAAAGGACAATCATCATGGTGTTTATCACCTCTTGTATCCATTAAATCTCTTTTCTTTTTAGCCTTATCTAATATCCTAGAAAGTTTTAAAACATTACCCTGATATTTTCCTAATATTTTATTCGTAGCCATGAGTGCTTTAAACGTTCTTTCCATACCTGTTGTAATTCTTGCCTGCTGTTCTGGTGAAGCTCCTTCTTCTCTGTATTTTTTGTTCTGCTCTTTTATCATCTTTTTCATCTCATCATTAACGTGCATTAGTTGTACTCCATCCAAAGTTTTTAACCATGCGTCAAATTTTTTATCTCCAGTAATACTCTCTGGGAATTTAATTTTCTTGGATTTGTATGCACCCCAACCTCTTTTGTTTCCTATTCCCTGAGATTGTCTTTTTCTTTTCTTTCTCTCCTTTACTTGCTTACCTTTCGTTTTATTAGCATCTGATGTTGCTGCTTCTACTTGTTCTTCTGCCTCTATCTTTTTAGCATTTTCAGCCCTCGTTCTATCTTTGTATCTACGTTCTATTTCATCTATCATACTTCTAGCCCTCATGGGTGTTAAACCATGCAAACCTAATTGTTCCACCAAATCAGCTTCACCTGCTTCTGCATTAAAAGAATATGATGGGTTTGTCTTATGTCCAATCTCTCTTTTCTCTACTTTCTTTGGTAATCCACAATCATTACATACATCTTTTTTAAAGTATTCTTCATTATATGGTAGGTTTGGATTTCCTTTTCCTAAATGTCCTGCCTCTGCTGCTCCTACTATTTTCTCTGCATTCTTTTCTGGTACGTCTGATTCTCTCATTACCTTTCTTTTTGCTGACTCAAAGTCAGGTGCTCCTAGAATTGGTTTTGTAACATAACAACCTGTGTTGTCACAATTCATATTGGATTTTGCTATCGGGTTTGTATCGGTGATAACTGCTAACGGAACTGCTGGGTCTCTGCATACTGCAACCTCATAATGTTCCAACTTTGATAATGAATATGCTATTGAACCATCTTTCATTCGCATTGGCTGTCTGTCAGTTTTTGTAGATCCACCAAAACTTAATCCCTTGTACTCACCCGACTTTATCTTCTTCCATATCTCATTGTCTAATTCATAATCTTTGTATATCTTTCCTGTAACCTTAATTGCTGGATAAATTGTACCATCAGCGTCTGTATAGTCAGATCTAGCAAAATTGATACCTTTTCCTACTACCCTGTTTGAATGCGTATCTGTGATTGGTGCTCCCCTATCCATCCATATTGGCAATACTTTGTATAATTCATCTACTATTGTAACTTCTCCCTGCTTGTCCTTGACTTGAACTGTTAGGTATCCCTCAAAGAATCTTCCGTCTGATTCTATAGGTTCTAATCCTTTAGTGACCATTTTATTAAAGAATACGTCATCACTCATATATACAGCATATTGCTATAGCATATAAATATTTTGAAAAAAGAGAAAAAGGCAGTTTTAAAAATACCTGCTTAATCCTTTTTTGCCTTACTTATAGCAAAGTCAGCAGCAAAACCAGTCGTAAGTCCTATCAGAACTAGTCCTACCGTTCCTACAGCTTCAACACCAATGGTTTGAGCCACTGTTATTGCTGCGAATGTAGAAATGATTAAAGCACCTGCGAGTTTTTTTGCAGAGTAAGATTCGTCTTCACTATGCAGGTATCCTCGTAAAGTATTTAATCCTGCACCTATTACTGCTGCTACAACTGTAATTAGTGTTGGATCTACCATAACCATCAATCATAGGTCGCATATATAAAGATTTTCAGATTTTTGACGGGTAATCTGTGTCTAATAACTCTTTTACTATCTCTTCCCACTCTGTCTTTAATTCTGGGTGTGTTTTTGATATAGTGTCTTCCTGTAACTTTGCAAGAATAATGATGGTCTTCTCTATGCGATAAGACCTCTTGTTTAATTCTTCTACGTTTTTTTGTATCAGTTCTAAGCAGTCCTGCCTCTTTTTAAATCGGCTTACAAAACTTGCTGCTAGACCAGACAAAAATATACCTATGACTATAAGTACGACTTCGTAGCCAAAGTTTGGGAATGTATCTTCCATAATAAGACGTAGTTTACGAGTTTAAAAGTATTATTTCCCTGATTCAATTCTCTTCAGTGCACCAATCTCTATCATATCTAATAGAAGTGCAGGGTCTGAATGTGCCATGCTTGTCATTACTGGGTGGAGTCCATTTCCCTTATATCTACCACAGATATAACATATGTATATATCTCCTACGTCACCTGTATAACCCCACTGTTTCTTTCCACATGGACATTTCAAGTATTCATGTTTCTGTAATGGAAATTCTTCCATACACAAAAATACAAACAGTTATTAATAAGGTTTTTTAAATCATTATAATGGGCACAGCATTTTACGTATACGAAAATGAAGAAGAATATAACAAAATGTATAAAGAGAGGATAAAAGAAAAAATTCATCATTCACCTGTTGTGTGTATGTATTTGAAACTCGATGACAAAAAAGAAAATCATTTATGGGTTATTACTGAATCTTCAAGCCAAAAAGAAAGACCTAGAATGGAAAGGTCAATAGTTCACTTTAGAAACGGTGAACACGACACATTACAATATAAAAACGGTAAAGAGATACAATTAATGAAAAATAACATTAAATTCGATAAAGATAAAATGAAAATGCAGATAATGCCAAAAACACTTAGAAAGTCACTTTTAGAATTTAGAGTGGATAGATATTATGGAAGAGATGTAAAACCCAAAGTAAAAGCAGAAGACGTAAAAAATTACTATGATACGGTAATGGATAGAATAAACGTTGTTTTATCTTCTAAATGATGTTGTAGGATCTTTCATAGCGTGCTTCCAATCTTTTCCATGTTTTTTGCGTATGCTTTGCCAAAAAGGATCTGCACCGAACATTCCACCTTTTTTGTTATATTTTTTAGTTACATCGGCTATTTTTCTATGACACTTCCTGCAAAACCTTGCATTGATCTGTTCTATGTGAAATTTGTGTCTTCCACAGAAAAAACATAAACCATACATCTTTTCTGTTACTTTTGCCAGTAATGGCTCTCTTCCACGCTTTCCAGCACAATCACCACATATGTCAACTATAGTTGCAGATGTAGCGTCTTTTTTAAAACAGTTAATGCATATGGCTTCCTTATAATTATCTACCCTTGTATATTCATCTTTCTGATGTTTATCCCAGAGTTTCTTACCAATATCTAACCCACCTGTGTCAACATTTAATTTTGTTGCCATTAGGCTTCAGCAGATACAATTTTCTTCAAAGCAAACTGCAAAATCAAATACACATTATTTGTTGCATAATCATTTGTACATACCTTTCTAGAAACCTTTTTGATGTCTTCGATTGTGTCATCAATCAGTTTGTAGTCTGCACTGTATACGTTTGTTGCTTTTGCAACCCACTCGCTTGCAGGTTTTTTAACATAAACGTCAACTTTTCCTGCCTTTACCTTTACAGTGGCTTTTGTAATTTCTGGTTTATTCTTTTTCTTCGCCATCTTCCCACCTTCTTACTGATTCGAACTCTGATTTAACTATTTCCCTTGCCTGCCTGACTGTCATGCGTGCAGACTTGCGTAATTGTTCAACAGTCTTAGTTTTCTTCCAGCCATGATCTACTGCACTTTGCAGTATGTTTTTTACAACTTTAAAATTAATAGGCGTAATTCCATCTGGATAATTTTTCTTACTCATTGAAGTTCCCTTTCCACTAGATGGGCTTCCCTGTGCTATTCCTCCTATGTCTGACGGTCTTCTGTTTTTTGGTTCACCCTGCATAGTCTGTCTCTCTTCCTTCGGTGCTGCAACTCCGTCTTTTCCTCTACCATCTTGTAATCCACCACCTTGCAAACCCATCATTTCTTTCATATCGATTACTGGGTCTTTTGAAACCTTAAATTCGCCAGTGTGTGATCTTGTAATCTCAAATCCCAATGCTGCGAGTGCAGACATATTTTCAATCTCTGTTGCCTGTATTTGTAAGTGCATTAGTTCGTCTGTCTCTTCTGCTTCCTTTAATTTCAAATCCCAATCTTCAACTCCTAAAACTTCAGACAATCTTCTGAAAAATGACTTGTATAATATATCCTGACCCCATTTCACTGCACGATTTGTTATTGTGACTTGTAATCCTTCCTGTGACCAACCAGAAGGCATTTCACCGTAATAAAGTGGTAATACCCCGTATATAGCACCTATAATCTGTCTAAGTTCCTGTCTTACTGCAATGAACTCTAGTTCCTTTAAAGAGCCTGTAAAGTCTAACCACTGTGCTAAATTCTTTCCACCCTTCTCTTGCTCGACTAAAAGTGGGTGTATCATGTATGGGTCTTCTGTAGCCTTCTGTTCAAGCATATCCCATGATTTTCTGAACGTTTCGTAATTACGAGACGCAATTACTAACATACCCCTTGGTGGTCTCATCTTATCGAAATATTTTCTTAGGTATTCATCCATATGTGATAAAGTCATTGCTTTAGACCATATAGCGTAAATTGGCGAATAGCCATAAACTAATGCAGGTCTGTACTTGCCTGCCTTCCAAATAACTTCACCTTCACCGTAAATAACCCTTTTAGGCTGTGGAATACCCAATGAATAGACTGAGTTAACTTCAATTATTGCTTTTATGCCTTCTGCACCACATCTTTCACAGGTTGGTTGTAATAATCGCTTATCTCGATGTTCGAATCTCGGACATACCCAAACTTTGTTCCTTTTATCGTCAAAACCAATTCTACCGTCTGAATCGGCTATCATGGCTACTTGGGGTGGGTCAATTCTTAATATTTCCTTAATTTCAGTCTTTTCATGGTCAATTTTACCTGTAGCGTCATCTAACCAGTAATTTTTCAATAAAAGTAAGTATGCATTGTCTGCAATCTCTAAATCACGTTCTAACATTCTTGCAACGTCTTCAATAGTCTGTCCGTTGCCATTTACATGGTCATGAATCAATTTTTCGAGTATTTTTCGGTTTCTTGGCTCTGGTCTTAAAATTTCATGGCTTCCACAAGTATCACACTCTAATTTCTCTTCTGCTTTTGTAGTAAGTTCCTCTGAATCATTTTTATCTTCCGTAACAAGTGGTTTATAGTCAAACTGTTTGCCACATTCATTACATTTGTATTTGAACCTCTCAACAACTTCAAATCCGTTTTTAAACAATTCCCTGTTCAATGTTTCAATAGGTATCCTTATTGCGTCTATATTATCTGCCAACTCATAAATCATTATGAGAGGAAATGGAAATATTGGTAATTTTGCACCAGTATCTGTACTAAAATATGGCTGGGCTATACTTGGTCTTGATGTGGTTTCTGTGAAAGCCTTGGTCTTAAAACCAAACATTCCCTTTATACTATCTGTAAAACCCATATAAGTTACTTAATAGACTGCTTAATAAACTTTGTCAAACTTTGTCTTATTTTTGTTAAGCTTCTCTATACCTTTGAGCACCATGCACCTTGCAGCGTGGGAATCTACCCTCATTCTTAACGCAGGAGCAACTCTTCTCTTTCTTTTCTTTTTTATCTCCAAATGCCATATAAAGCACTATCTTTATTTGTTTATAAATATTCTCTTTATATGGTCGAATTAGAGATAGAGGACTTTAACGTAATACTCAGTTGGTTTACCCATGTATTCGGCAAGAAAAATCCGAAGGATATTCCAACGAAAGATCGCAAGACTTTTTGGAAACTCAACTTCCTCGCTGAAGATAAGATTAAGGAAGAGAGGGAGAGACTAGATACAGACCCAGACGTTTAAGAGCAGGCTTGCCTGCGAAAAAATTTTGTTGAAAGATTTATATAAGAGAAAGGTTTATATTGTTTATGGAAGACAGGAAGATTTGCATGAAGTGTTTTGATTTTATGGAAGAAATATCCCCATGCCATTTAAGGTGCATGAATTGTGGTGCAGAACTTGACTGTTCAGATAAGGGATATGTATGGTAATGAATCTTAAATGTACAACCTGTGCAACGGTAAACTGTGATTATCATTGCAGGTGTTCATGTCACAATGAGTCGTGGGAAAGAAAATGAATGGTTTAGCTAAAAGAATCAAGTTTCTCTCTTCTGCTATAAGAGAAAACCATATTGAAGAACATAGACTAAGAAAAGAATTAAAACAATTATTGGAGGAATTTGAAAATGAAATTCAAATATAAATGCTACAGATGTGGATTAATTTTCGAAACCAGAAAAGATGCAGATTTGCATACATTTATAACTAAGCACAACTTCAGAAAGATTGAGATGATTAAACATGGTAAACTTTAGATTCCACCAGAAATGCTCCCAATGTGAAGAGGGCTTTCTGAACAAAAAGGATTTACAAGAGCATAAATATGAGGTGCATTCAATGTGAATAGATATCTGTTCTTCTCTTTCATAATGCTTGCGTTGTTTCCTCCAGCAGGAATATGCATGATTATATTATACCTGTACAATGACGCTAAAAAGGAAATTTTCAACGTTAAGGAAAAGAATGCATATGACATGACTACTTTGGAGAGTGCAAGATGAGTGCTCTAGGTGGAACTTCATTCCTTCACGACCTCATAGAATTACTTCATGAGGACTGGATTCCAAAGGAACGAAAGGATATTATAAAGAAGATCGTACTTGACACCATAGATTATATGGAAATATCAACTAAGACTATTGGCGAACAATTTTTCGGTAAGAGATAATGCCTGCTGGAAGTTGCAAGTCAATATGCACACGACTTAAAAATCCTAGACCTAAAAAAATGCCATTCCTAACTCATATGCATTGTAGAGAATGCGAGTGGTGGATACCAAGATCTGAATGGCATCTTCCAAGGTGTAGGTGCTGCAACAACATACTTGCAATAAAACCAAGGCTTAACCAGAACAAAAGAAAGTATCTAGCAGTTATGAAGACAATTCAGTACAAAAATTTACAAGTACCAGTAACACAAAATCCGTTTGGAGATGAGGATATAATTGGCACATTTAGGAAATAAACAGGTCGCTAAGATTATATGTGTTGCCTGCAACGAACTTATAGGTGACCATTCAAAGAGACAGTTGGGAAGATGTCTTTTTAGGATTCAAGGAACTTTGGTTTCAAACGGGATAATGAATCAAACACCTGAGAAGGATTAAATCTTGTATTCACAAACCATCTTCTGATCATATATTTTCTTACCAGTGCTATTGAGGTGTATATCGCAGATATGCTAAGTCCTGTAGCCAAACTATATTCTTCTATTCCACTTGTAAAATAAGGAAGTAGAAATATGTTGATTGGTAGGTATATCAGGAAACCGATAACTATGTCAGTTACAGTTTCAATCATGGACTTTCTTCTAGAGTCTTTCTTCATCAGTTTGGTCATTTCATCTTTCATATAAACCTTTATAAATTGCGTGGGTCTACAGGTATCATATGTTAAAACTACCTGTGTCGGATTCACAGATTGAAAGGGCGAAAAAGATTTCAAACCCCGACAAAGTGTTCAACCAGAACAAGATAGGCAAGCGTGCCTATCTGACGGGGGCTTTGGGAGAGATTGTCGTTGGCGATTTTCTGGGTGTTACTCCCCATGTTTATAAATCTTTTAATGACGTATATGATTTTGATATTGATTATCGTAATATCAGAATCGAGGTAAAGTCCAAATTGGTCAATAAAAAGCCCCAGCCATTTTATGATTGTTCAATATTTGGATATAATACGAAACAGAAATGCGACCAATATTGGTTCGTAAATATTTTAAAGGATATGAGTTTTGCATTCATACTTGGATATATTAAAAAGGATGATTTTTATCGGAATGCCGAATTTTGCAAGGCTGGAACTAACAGGGGTAACTTGGTTTATAAATGGGATAACTGGGTAATAAAAGCGTATGATTTGAATGACCCTGTTCTTATTCGTGATTAGGTGTATTTTTTAACCCCTAACTTGTATATATGATTTTATTATAAAATACAGTTTTCCACATACGCACTACAGGAGGCGATTTCAGTTTCCATTGTTGGTGGATAAAAAATTATTTTTTTTAAAAAAAAGAAAAAAAAGAGAGTTTTGAGCTCGTCAGCTCATTTTTTAGACTAAAGATGGCTAATCTTTAGGCTGGTATACTGTGCCACGCTGTGAGCATTCCCAGATAGCTGGATTTCCGAGATACTCTTCTAGGTCGTTCATGAGTTTTGTTAGGTTTCTGTTTTCAATTGTTGGGCTGGGCTTGTGTGAGCCTTTCTTCACGTTAACTACTAGCTCGTATTCTTCCACTAGTATGGATAACGCTTCGAGTTTGCTGTCCTGTGTTTGTGTCTTGCTTGTTCTGCTTCTGCTTGACTTCTTGGTGGTTGTGGTTGTCTTCTGCAAGTTGAGAATCTCGGATTCTAAACTCTCGATTTTCTCTTCCTGCGTTAGTGCTTCGTCTTCAATAGCTTGTGCGTGCTTGATTATGCTGTTCATCTTGTCTGTTCGCCTCGCTGTGTTGTTCGCATAGTAGTAGGTCTCTATTTTACCTAATATAAACCAATGCATAGCTACTAGCTAGGCTCATAAATCGTTAGGCTGAGCTAATCTGCCAGTCTTAGGCTCACCCCTGTCGTTGTACACTCACTGGAGAATTTTATTTATTTAT